GCCCCCGAGTTAAACCTCGCTACAGATTATATTACTCCGGATATCGAGAATAATATAATTCACACCATATTTAGCTGTAATTATTACAAATTTCACGAACACAGTCTTGAAACGATGACAGGGGTTTTCGGATTTGTAATATTTGCGCTTTTATCAATATGCTATGACGCGTCGCATTCATTTCCGCGGCAGTCCACCATACGTCTTTATTTAGATCGTTTTCCACATAATACGACCGGTCATCGATGATAAATATTTCATTGGCGTCGAGGTTGAATTTCACGCGTTTTTTTGTAAAGATGATAGGGCGATTCAACAAGTGTCGCGACATGAATACGGTTTGCCGTTCTGCGGTATCGACCGGTTGTGGTATTTTCATAGGGTAAATGGTGGGAGCTCGAATAGGGGTATTCGTCACATATTCGGAATAATTCAAATTCATCCTAAATGTGCTGCTCATTGTTACATTAGAGAAACAAAATAAGCCATCTATATACCCGGGAAGATTTGAATCCGGACGCCATACAGTCCGAATGACTGTATGGTCAATTTATTTATGTGTAAAGGTGCCCACATCAAAACTCGGGTTCGTGGTTTTTGAAAAGACATCCCGTCTTTTGGAGATTCGGTATATCAATCAATACGTTGGGGTCCTGGTATTGACACGTATCCAACCAGATCTTGATAATACAGAAATTTTTTTTGGGAGATACGGTAATACCGGTCACATGTTCATTTATCCTTTCGTCATCGAAAAGGGTTTCGCCACATAACGCATAAAATAGGGTCTTCCAAACTTCGTGAACCTGACGGTTGATCACTTTGAATGAAAACGCCCCACCGCTGCGGTTCCTAGGATCTTCCCACTGGGGTGTAATACCCGTGCGCATGATAAAAAGCATCGTGTGCTTCACAATCGATTCGGAAACAGTCTCATTGAGCGAGATTACCGTTTCCATCGTCTGTATTTCACTTGCGATGATTTTATAACTAGATAGATCCCAGTTTTTGTCGTGTGGTAAATGGTAATATAAATCCCATTTACCAAGCAATTGGTGGCATGGGTTCGGAATACTGGAGGTATCCGTCATTATACTCCCGTGTATATCTAAGAGGGGAGAACTTTATGTTGGTTTTGTTTTACATTTTTTAGGTTTATGGTTTATGGTTTATGGTTTATTTGGAATTTCTCTTGTATGATCCGCTGCGTCGTTTTCCGCCATGAGACATGGCTCCATCATTGACTTCGCGGGCGTTATTCATTTGCTGATGTCTGCGCCGGCTTTGACGTTTTATCGCCGCTTTACGTCGCACTGTCTGCTGTAATTTACGAATTTGCGCATCAGTCAACGCCCGGGTTTTTATGGAGGTCGGTCGCGTTAATCCTACAAGCTTGCGCTGTAAAAAAACGCTCTTTTTAGCGTCCCCCTCATCCGCCGCTTTTCGTTCCAGATTCGTAATCGCATTGTACTCTTTGATTTTCTTTTCTACCGCGGCTCGCCCCACGCCTATTTCGTAAGAAAACACATCGTCAGTAGTTATCATAGCATCAAACAAAAAATTCACCTTGTCCGCGTCACTAATCTTAAAGTCTTCCGTAACATTTTTTTTCAACTGGCGGATAGCTCTGTCGCGGCGTTTTTGTTCCTGTTCTGGAGACATTCCCGTGCTTAATTTGGTCTCTTGGATTTCTTCCAATTCACTCAGATAAGTATCCAGTCGCCCCTTTAATATGAGATCCAGTCGAAACAAATTCATTATTATCTGATGTATGTCGATGTTGGCATCCGATTTTATAAAAACCAACAGGGACTTGTAAGTGATATCACCGAGATCCAAATCCTTCAATAATAAACGCTTCAATTCCTTTTCGTACTGTGTTTTTAATTTTTCCAGAGGTTCGCGTTCGTGATTAAATTCCTCTATCACCATCTGTAATTTGTGGGCGGAGTTGTACTCGTCAATCTCTTTCATAAACTTAGTCACCGTGTGATTGATTTTTTTTCCCAGCTCGTGAATCGTTTTCGTGGCAACGGCAGATATTCCCGGCAAATCTCCCTTTATTTGTTCTTGCGCAGACTGGGGCATTAGTTTACTCGCCATCTTCGACAAAAAATTCGACATGGTAATATACACGAATTAACTATAATATAAAATATACAACTATTTTTTTGCGACAGATTCGGGGTTTTTTACATCCATCACCGCGTAATCATCTTTATCTAAAAGGATATATTTGTCGCTATTTATCTCCACCGTACGCATCATACAATCGATAATATTCAGTTTATATCTGCCATCAAATACATACGACAACGATTGGTATTTTAACAGCCGTTCTACAAATAAATAAGACAAAATCTCGTTACCTTTCATATAATATCCCGGATCAATATCCAAATACAAATGTGATTCCATGCTCGGATGAATATATTCAACACACAAAAAATGTTTACGCGTCTTGTCTAAATATATTGTTTTGCTGATTTTCATGTTTATCCGCGAAATATACTGGTTGTTCAGTTTAAAAATGATCATGCCCGGTTTGAAATAATTGTTCTCGATGTTTGTCAGGGTGTTCTCCATTAAATCGCACCGTTGCTCGTCGTCGTACATATCCAATGGGCTCAAGGTAAATAGAAACATGCCACTTGGCAACACGTGATTGGTGTTGTTAAAATTAATGTAATGTTCGCACCAGGGATAGTCCGCATAGTAAATAGAACACCAAGGATTGTAAAATGGTTCCACTTTTTTACGCTGTACCATTTCAATCAACGGATGGATCCTTGTTAGCAAATGATCACACGTCATTTGTATTGGTTTACATTTATAATATAATTGGGAGAACAACCGACGAATTCCGATGAATAGGGCTGAATATACTTTTAAACACGCCATGCCGGTTGTTATAACCGTTTTTCGTAACCACGACTTTATAGGACTCAACGATAACCACGCCATACCAATAATTCATTTCCTACAAAATCTTTATGTTATTTTATCTTATTTTCTTTTCTGTACTGGGCGTGGGGGGAACAGAAAATCTTCACATTCTACGTTGTTTGCGGAAAAATTGTGCCGTAAAATACACGTCCAGGATAAACGCGGATAAACAGAAAAGCATCAGTATGTTCTCCAACGGCGTTTTTATTTCAATCATGGAAAAATAATACACCAATAGTGCGAAAAATGGGATGGCCGCCACATCCCCCCAGTGACTCAGATTTTGTATGAATGATTTGCTCGACATATTACGTATATAATATACAAATAAATTATTTGTATGTCTACGTTTGATCTTCTTTCCGTAAATGTACGTTGCGGGCAATCTCTTTCATGATTTTGGGGTAGGCTTTCATGCGTTCGTCGTAGGGCTGGACAACGGTCTGCATCAATTTCATCCACATTTGCCCGGTGGGACTGTCGAGGTCTTCGTTCTCGGCCGCCGTGGCTTCGCGCCAATCCACAAAACTGTTAACGCCTTGTTTGGCGGTCCACTCCAGGGCTTCTACCAATTTTTCCTTGTCTTCGTGCTTTGTCCACTCATCGTTGTCTTTGATGTACATGATTTCGCGTTTCAAATCTGTGAAATGAATGGGGCGGTTGTAGATGCTCAGAAGCTTCAGGTTGTCCAACAGGATTTTGGTGACGCCTTTTTGGAACCCATTGTCGGCCTGGTGGTAGAGGTGCTCAAACGTAATGTTCATGTTGCTGATGAAATCGTAAATATTCATGGCGTCTTTGCACTTTTCGTTGAGAAACACATTGACGGTACAGTGGTTGTGGGTGATGCGATTGTCCGTATTTTGTATATTGGTCTGAATATTGTTTTGGATGTTGGCTACCACATTGGTTTGTTGTGGATGCTGAACGGCCAATTCGACGCTGTCTTTCATAGTATGCGCCATTTCCAACATCTGTCCGGTGCTTTCCGTCACTTTTTCCACCACCTTTTCCATGATCGCATTGTTGTTCTCCAACATTTTAATCACCACATTATCGTAGACTTCTTTTTTTATGGCTTCAATATCAATGTTGGACGCCGTTGATGGGAAGGGTGCCGGAATTCCTTCGTCCTTTTCTGTGTTTGTATTGGGGGGGAGGGTCATTTTACACCGTTTTGAATGCCCCCAACAGCTCTTGTAATTATCATAACATCGGTCGCAGCGTCTACACGCATATTTGATCTGAATTTCCGATTCGTAGGGTGTATTTATCGCGTGTTCTGGGGACGCCAGATGGACGAGTGATTCCCTTTTATCCGTGGAAGAAAAGTGACAGTTGTCGCAACAGTAGAGGGTTTTCATCGTTTTTTCTACCGTCTGCGTTTTGGGGGGTTCATTGGTTTCTTGACACTCGGTTTGGCGCTTTTTCTCTATTTCTTGACGCCTTTTCTCGTGTTTTACAGTATTTAAATGTCTTTCGTAATCCCGGTTGCGTGACCACGAATGATCACAATAATCGCACGAGTACAATTTATTGTGATTTGTCGTATGGGTTTTTTCCATATTATTCTCTAAATATTGACGCCTTTTCTCTAATATAGAGAATAATCACATAAAAAGCGTCGAATAATTACGGGATACGGGAACCCTGCGGTTCCTTGTACAAACCTCCTCAGACCCCCCTTTGGGGGGGGGTCAAGGTTGCGAGCTTTGCTCGCTGACCGCTAGGAAATGCCCACCCTCTGGGTCATAGACCCCGTTGGGGTCTCAACCTTGAGCACCTTCGGTGCTCTTAGGCGGGCATAACGACACGTGAATCCTATGTTTTTTGATTCTTTGGTTGGTTCTCCCAGAATCCAAAATAAAAGTAGCCGAGATTTGTTTCTTCTCGGTTACAAACCGCGAGGAAGCGTTCCTGGCCGCCTTTCCAGTTTCAAATGGGGAGAACCCATCTACAAAATACTTGTAATTTACGTGTTTTTTGATTCTTTGGTTGGTTCTCCCAGAATCCAAAATAAAAGTAGCCGAGATTTGTTTCTTCTCGGTTACAAACCGCGAGGAAGCGTTCCTGGCCGCCTTTCCAGTTTCAAATGGGGGAAAACCCATCTACAAAATACTTGTAATTTACGTGTCGTTATGCCCGCCCTTTGGGCGGGCATTTCCTAGCGGAGGGGCGTACGGGGAACCCGCAGGGTTCCCGTATATTTGGCGCTTTTTTTCTCTACTTTTTATTTGAATAATATTTTCTGTGATACCACCACATATGCTTGTATAATTGTCGTTTAGCGCAACAATAATATTTTTATGCTAAGGCAATTTGGCGCTTTTTTCTCTACTTTTACAAAAATAATACTTGGTCAACTATTACCAGATATGCTGTGTTGGTAGGTTACAATACGAAAACAATGAAATTATGCTGCGAAATTTGGCGTTTTTTTTCTCTAAAGTGGAGAAAAAGCGCCATTTTGGCGTCGGGCCCCCCAAAAAACCCAAAAAACCGTCCTTAGCATAATTCAGAATTATTTTTTTGGTATTTAAAGCATAATGCTCACGGCCCGTTTTTCAAAAAGTGAAAAACAAAAGTCCCCCGCCCTTTTTGAAAAATGGACATTTTAAAAATGTCCAATTTTAAAATTTTCAAAATACTTTTTACAAGAATTTTTGTTGTTTTTTGTAAAACGGTTATTTCTGGATGGGGAAATAATATCTATACGGGGGTTGGCTGGAGGTGTCTTTATTACGCGTGTTGACAATTTCCAAGAAGGGCATGTGATGTACATAAAATTGGAAACGATACACATCTGTCAATTCTTCCATATCGTAATTGATTATGTAGTTTTGTAACACCTTTGTAATACGTGGCACCCAGATATCACGCAAGCTGGGTTCGGTACCAAGCGCCTTGTATATTTCTTTTTGTAACAGCGGCACATCATACGTACACATTTCCAAGGAAATACAAAATTTGTATTTGGGTGAAGTATCTTCCGTAGGTAAACGTCGTTTGAAAACCTCTCTCATTTGTATATTATACTCATATACATTTGTTTTGTTCGGGCCGCGCACATGGCTACCTAAAGTATGCCATCTCTCTATAAAGGTCGTGAGAGCAAACACGGAACCAATGCGTTTTTGGTGGGACAGTTTGTTTTACGGGTTTACGGGGGCTTTTTCTCCACTTTTTGGCGTTTTTTCTCTACTTTTACCAAAATAATCATTTAGTGAATGAAAGCATACATGCTTTGTAAGTTCAACATGATCATTCAGGTTTGTTTTCATGCTGCGAAATTTGGCGCTTTTTTCTCTAAAAGTGGAGAAAAAACGCCAATTTGGCGTCGGCCCCTCAAAACCCCCAAAAAACCGTCCTTAGCATGTTTCAGAATTATTTTTTTGGTATTTACAGCATAATGCTCACAACCCTTTTTTCAAAAAGTGAAAAACAAAAGTCCCCCGCCCTTTTTGAAAAATGGACATTTTAAAAATGTCCAATTTTAAAATTTTCAAAATACTTTTTATAAGAATTTTTTGAGAGTTTATTTTTTACGGGGTTTACGGGGGCTTTTTCTCTACTTTTTGGCGCTTTTTCTCTACTTTTACCAAAATAATCATTCGGTGAATGAACCCACAAATGCTTTGTAAGATAACCGGGAACAATCAAGAATGTTTTCATGCTGCGAAATTTGGCGCTTTTTTCTCTAAAAGTGGAGAAAAAGCGCCATTTTGGCGCCGGACCCCCAAAAACCCCAAAAAACCGTCCTTAGCATAATTCAGAATTATTTTTTTGGTATTTACAGCATAATGCTCACACCCCATTTTCCAAAAAGTGAAAAACAAAAGTCCCCCGCCCTTTTTGAAAATTGGACATTTTTAAAATGTCCAATTTTCAAATTTTCAAAATACTTTTTATAATGATTTTTGGAAAAAACCCAAATAAGCAAATTGTAATGTTTACTTTATGCGATTTTTCCAATTTTCGGAATATCAGAATTTACTGTATAATGCGTTAACGCTTGGGTGCGCATACGGTGCGATAATTGCGGTTCATTACATAAGTGCGCATGCGTATACTTGGTACTGTGCGCCAACGGGGTGGTATGGTGCGGTCATCTCGCCGTTTATCACCTCGGCCCCTCATTGCCGCGCATTACGCTGGACAATACAGCATTTTGCGACCACTATTGATAACATCTGGACCATTTTAGGTACATGGCTAGGTTCGTTGATGATTGCCAACCGTATTCGATAAAAATATACGTACAATATATAATACAATGAGCAAGTGGACCGATTTTGTCAAACAACACTATGTTGAGATGAAAAAGACTATGAAAAACGTGAAGTTGGGCGATGCCATGAAGAAAGCCGCCAAAGCGTGGAAGAATCGCGGAGCGACCACCAAAACGGCAACGGGTAAACGCAAGAACATGCGTAAGAAAATGCGCAAGACCATGCGTAAAAGACGTGGAGGCGACTGCGCGGCTTCTCAACAACCGGCTCAAGTTCCGCAAGTAACCGCGTAAAATAAACAACCACGAATAGACTCAACACTTTGACAGTATAATTTTGTTATTATAACAAAATCATATAAACAAAAGGGCGGGTAGTAGGTTATATTTAGAGATGCTTGTAGCCATTCTAATTTGGTTGTGTGGGGTATCGGTGAACGACTCGTTTCCAGGCAATATACCGAGTTTTCCGCGGAGAGATCATCGTCATTTAGACAAACAAAACGTGGAAAAGTTGGAAAAGTTGTTTTATCTGAAAAACAGTCGTTATTCACCCTACAAAAATAAATACACAAACCGCGAATTCAAAAACGTAACAGAATTATTGGAGAACATTGATAATGAATTCAAACGTCAGGTGGGCGAGGAGAAAAAGGCCACCGACAATGAGGTGGACATTGAAGAGTTTAAACGGCAATTGGACGCGGTGGAGAGAATGGAACGCAACCAAGAAGGGGAAACGTTCGGGACGTCCCACCACCACCACAATCAGAAGGATGCGGACGGATTCATTGACCCAATGGGGGTGTTTCGCTACAACAATCCCCGTATATTTGTTGCTTCGGGAAATGGGCGTCCCCACGGGGGTATGGGGCGCAAGGACGCGGACGAATTTGGGGGAGACGGTAATTTTCAGATCATCAAAAACTCCATGTACACATTTGCCGACATTGGTGGCTACGACAACATCAAGACCGAGCTGCTTCAAACCGCCGACATTCTGATCAACTACGAGAAATACCGCAAATACAATGTACGTACCCCGAAAGGGATGATTTTCGAAGGTCCCCCGGGTAACGGTAAAACGCTGATGGCCAAGGGATTCAGCGGTGAACTGAACGTGTCATTTATTCCCGTGTCGGGCAGCGAATTTTCCGAAAAGTATGTGGGAGTAGGAGCTTCGCGCGTGCGAGAGTTGTTCAAACTGGCCGAGGAGAACAAGCCCTGTATTATTTTCATCGACGAAATCGACGCTTTGGCCCGTAAACGCGGAAACGACATGGTGAGTTCAAATTCCGAAAAAGACCAAACTCTGAATCAGCTGTTGATTAACCTCGACGGGTTCAAACATTCCAACGGAATATTTGTGATTGGGGCCACGAACCGCATGGACCTGTTGGATCCGGCCTTGGTTCGCGCTGGGCGTATGGACAAGAATATTTTTATCGGGAATCCGGACGCAGACACGCGGCGGGCCATCTTACGTATCCATGTAAAGGGCAAACCGTTGTCACACGATGTTAGCATGTCGGCCCTCGTAGAAATGACGGGAGGGTTTTCCGGAGCACAAATAGAGAACCTGTTGAACGAGGCCATGTTGCGGGCATTACGTGAGAACCGCGAAATCATTCAAATGAACGACTTGGAGTACATTACCAACCGGGTGTTGGCGGGATGGCAATCCACGGAATCCAAGTATTCCGAGGACATTATTCACCGTATTGCGATTCACGAGATGGGCCACGCCGTCGTGGGATTTTTCTCGGAAGCGCATCCCCGTTTGAGTAAAATTTATTTGAATTTGTGGTCACCCAAGAGCCCCGGATACACCGTGTTCGAAAGCAACGACGAGGACGTGAATATTTACACGAAGGAGGGGCTGTTTTCCCACTTGATGGTGCTGTTGGGCGGGCGAATTGCGGAGGAACTGTTTTTCGGGTACTCTGTGACGACGGGCGCGCGCAAAGATTTGGACGAGGCTTACAAATTGGCCCAGAACATGATCATTCAATATGGTATGGGAAAACAGACGATTTATCCCGACCTGAGCGACCAGTCCAAGTATCTCATTGATCAAGAAGTCAATATGTTGTTGGTCAAGGCGAATGACGCGGCAGTGGAAATACTGACGAAATCCAAGGCGTTTATGTTGGAATGCGCAAAACAGTTGAAGGAGACCCACACATTGAAGGCGGAGCAGATGGTGGACATTGTCCGCGTAGGCCACCTAGATTTGTGGAAAGAATACAATGTTACTCGGTATTTGGTGTAAGGGAAAAATTGATTATATTTACATGATAAACAACACGTAAATATAATGTGTCGGCTATCCACGATGTCCGAACCCTACCAAAAAGATATGATAGTGGCGATGATGAGAGAGTCCGCACTAATGGATATGGAAGAAGCCCACAAAAAAATTGCGGAACACGTTCAGTGTGTTGTGTTTTTATTATTTGCTTGGTGGGGTTTGACTATGATATATGCTATAGGACTTAGGAACGTGTGGATTACCACACTGGTCGTGTTAAGGAATGCTACGGTGGTCGTGTTATGTGTCGGCGGGTTCATCGGAATCTTTCTTCTGCGGAATGTTGTTATTTATGACCGAAAATATATTGGCGGGTAATGTTGACTTTACCCGTTCAAGGGTGTACGCTAATTTCCGATTTTTTTAGATGTCGAGGGAAATAACGTTGCGGTCGGACCGCGGCTTGCGCCGGTTAGTACGCTTGGGCATGGCCGAATTCTGTAAATCCTTCAAACTCGCAATACTAATCATGGAATCGCCCTCGTTAAATTCTTGGGTGGGGGGCTGGTGAATATCCACCGTTTTGGTCTTGAGGCCCGCCAAAATATTGTCAATGTCCGTCATTTTCGGTCCGGTCATCTCGGGGCGTGGACCCGTAAAAGCTTGCGTAGAAGGTTGAGATGGCTGAGGAGGCGGCATAACAGGATTAGTGTTTTGATATCCCGTATTCATTTCCACCCCTTGCTCGCGGAACATGGCGCCTCGACCCATGGCAATGTCGGGGCGGTTAGTGGCCGGCCGTCCGTCTTGGTTGGTGAACTGCATGCCGGGACGCGCACTCGCAGGAGGAGCTGATTGGTTGCGCGTTTCCACGGGGGCCGGGGGTGGGCCCGTCATGGGACCCTGTGGTGCCCGGTTGTTGTTCAACAGCTCACTGGCAAATGCCATTCCCGGAGCCTGGTTTTTCATAGAATCGACGGTGGCGTTCGTAAACATGCGCATCAATTCGGGACTCTGCCGCATAATCTCACTTACCCCGGGAGCGGCACTAGAGAGAGCCCGGTTGCTGAAATGAATCACACTGGCACTGAACCCCAGCTTCAATAACAAGGCCAGTTCGGGACTCATTTTCCCTCCCTTGTACTTGTCGTGCAGCTGCTCGAAGATTTCACCGTAACTGTCAATGTCTTCACTCACGGATTCACCCCATCCGTCCAAATTAATGTCAAACGGGTTGAACATCGAGTTGCCGTATTCAATCGTGTTAATCGCCGTAATCATCCAATTTTGCTGTAATTTCACGGCATCGCGCTTGCGCTTATCCTCCAACGCGCCCTCGTACTCGTCCTCCACCTCATCGTAATTGGAATCCATGGTAAAACGCGACGAAGTCTTGATGATTCCCTTCTCGTACCATTCCTCTAAATTGCGAATCATCGTCCGCTTTTTCCGGCGCTTCTCACGTTCCGACAAATGAGCAGACGACGAGGAAGTCGTCCGGGGAGGAACGTCACTGACACGGCTGTATCCGTCCCACGTCTTGGTGTTGCCGCCCATGGAATCCGCCGTAGCCTGTCCCACCCGAGAATCCGTGGTATCATCTTCTGTAATAATTTTAACAGACTCGTCGCCCTTCTTTGCGCCGCCGCCACCGAATCCGCCAAAGAAATTGGAGAACCCTCCGAAAACCTTGCTTTCACCACTCGGCTTGGCGGCACCCCCCGAGGTAGCCGCTCCCACACTGTCCGATAAATTGTTGAGTTCGTTCTCCAGATTGTCTAAATCTTTCATATCAATCGTGGTGGCGTGGTTGGAACTGCGATTTTTATCATTCATTAATAATTCGATACCCGACCCAAAATTCACGGATTTTTGAGTCGCCGCCGGTTCTCCAAATTCAATGTTGATTGACTCTAAATTATCTAAATTCAGGTCGATGGTTTCCATGTTAAGAATATTATACTACTACAATTTTTATTTTTAAGTTCTCCGCGTGTAATAATATTTATCCCTTGGAAAGATACCACATTCCTTGCAGAAAACAGTCCGCCAAATCGTCCTTTTTGGGGGTATCGAGAACCGGTAACCAGCGGCGAAAATCGGGTTTATTCTCCAATAATTGTTTGGCATATACAATTGAATCCGCCTTGTGTTGCCGGTATTTCTGGGACACGGTGGTACTCGCCGTAGGCAAGGTCTTGTCCGCGAAATTTTTCAGTTTGTTCTTGGAAGAAATGAATTCGAGAACCAGGTGGGTCTCGTCGGAATGCCGCATGATGAAATACTGTGTCAACAATCCCTGTATGATTGACATACGTGAAGCCACCGTGGATATTTGGTTTTCAATGAGAACGTGGGTAACGTCCTGCATTGCGGGTATGGCATTGAATAACGTCTTAATACGCTGGCCGATGTGAATGATGCTACAATCGTCAGCGCGCGACTTGGCGTATGTAATGGGAATCAGACACCGCGCCAAGTAATAGGCGGTCATTTTTTCGATGAGAACCGTGCGTTTCTCGGCAGAATCCGTCTCGGGAACGCCCAGTTGGAGAACCAGTGCCCGAAGTTCTCCTAGTTTTAATTTTTTAATGTGCGGTGGAGAACGTTCACGGGTGGGCAACATGTACTTGCATTCACGGGCATGTTTGTCGCAAAAACAGGCGTCTGATTTTCCCGGTGCTTGAAATTTAGCCTTTTTACCACACGGATTGCGGTTTTTCAAGGTAGCCGTACAGGCCTTGTGAACGGGAGGGGTCGCGTCGACCAAATCCACCACATTCCAGTCCAGTATTTCCAACTTCTCGCTACCGATACCGGTCGCATCGGCAAGAAACACGCAATAGGCCATGTTTTTAATACCCACGTCAAAACTCACGACTTTCATGGATCGAACAAATACATTGTGTAATACAATGTATTTATCTGGTTATGGTTCTCAATAAGTTATTGAGAACCGGATCGAGCCACACCACACATTATAATGTCTTTTTAAAACCGAGGGTGTTGATTTGTTTGATACTCTCGGCCTGCGCCGTCATGTATTTCCGATACTGTTGGTTGTTAGTTATGCCGTAGGTGGATATGAGCGCGCGATTTTCGGTGGCACTTGGTTGATACCAGGGCGCCACGGTGTTAAACACGGCAGAAGAATCGTTTTTATAGGGCAAGTATTGTGGAGGTAACAATGCACAATTCACGGTTTGAGTGGGTTGATACGTAGTAACGATGGGCTCAATTACAAACGACATGTGTTGATTACTATACAATTATGAAATATTTTCAACCCAAGAGCTTGAGAATTTCGTGTTTTTTCAACTTGGATGCGTCTTTCACTAAACCTTTGGAGACGACCAACTGTTTCAAGGCAACCAGGTTCATTTTTTTGTAAGTCTCGGTTCCCATGTTCGAGGTCTCCTCAATAACCTCGTCATTCACGGGTAACATATCGTCTTCAACTTTGATTTTCATAAAGGGTGCGCGGTTGCTCATGTCAATGTCTACCTCGTCATAATCGTCTTCATCCCCATCTTCATCCCCATCTTCATCATCCTCATCCTCATCGTCCTCATCATCCTCATCATCATCCTCATCATCATCCTCATCGATGATGTCATCTGTGATGTCACGGATTTCTCCCAGATTTCCCGTACCATCCGGTTTGCCTAAATCCAACTCCTGGATATGGATGCGCATATTATTTTCGTTTTCATCCATGTCTTCGTTTACCACATGGAACTGGGAAAAAAATTGGTCCCCCGAAAAAGCGGGACGATGTAAAACATATGCAACACGCGACCGTAAATCCGCCGTTTCCTTGGCTAAACCTTGTATGATATCAAACAGCGTATCCACCTTCTCCTCCGTTTTCGCGATCTTTTGCTTGAAATGGTAGACCAAGACCAGCAATAAAACAAACGTGATTCCTAAACTTAAAAAGAAAAATGTCTCCATAAAATTAAAAGCAGGCATGCGCAGTTTATTACAATCGGGGGATAAAAAAAGGATTACCAAAATACGCAAAATTGACCGACAAGCGATAAATAAATATTTGAATATAGTATATATCTCAACTTATTATCAAATATGGAGAGTGAACCAATCAATTATCCACCGAATAATGCCACCATGTCTTACGAATACAAGGATTTCGTCATTTTATTGTTAATTGTAGTACTGGTGTTGTCGGTTTTAGGAATAAATATTTTCCTCTTATTAGGTGCGCTTGTTCAATATATTGTGTATTTATTACAACCGCTGTTCTCTCTTTTTGGGTATGCGTCGGGAAATATTATCAACACCAGTGCGGATTTAGCCGCTAATGTCTCACATTTCGGCATCGAAATCGCGGATGGCACCGCACATGATGTAGGGAATTTATTATTGGGAACTGTCGACGAGAAACATATACCCACATTACCCCCCGCGGCCAAATCTTACTCCAGCGCCGTGTTCGGCGCCATCGAAAAAGCGCTGTCCTTACACCCCACGCCCCAAGCCATGACGCCGCCCACCGTTATTTATGTTCCTACTCCTGCCCCGGCTATCGTGATTCATGACAAGGTATCTACCCCGACCTATTTACCCGCTCCCACGCCGACAGTTAATGCGACGCCTGCGGTCAATCGCCCTCCCTCCTACGGTGACGACACTACGGCCAACCCGGTCCAAAACCCGATATCCAGCGGAAAATCGCAGTGGTGTCTGGTGGGCGAGTACGAAAATCGCCGGGGATGTGTGGAAGTGGAGGATGCGAATAAATGTATGTCTGGACAATTGTTCCCCACCCAGCAAATGTGTTTGAATCCCACCTTGACGACGAATGCGCCACGCTAAATTGCTAAGCAATAATGGGCAATTGCTAAGCAATAACGGGCAATTGCTAAGCAATAACCCATTACACTCCCAATATAGCATCCTGTTTCATCAAAAAAATACTATATGAACAACGGTAAATCGACATAAAGAAGAATTGATTGGTAGATATATCATTCTACCCATGAATAAAACATTGTACGTCTTTTTGCTCCAAGACAACAAATATTTTGTTTATTCTTCGGATACGGCAGAGTATTTGGACGCTCTCCAGTCGTCTATGAGAGAGTCGAACATGGAAGAAATTATTAAACTGGAAATTGTGAACCTGTTTGAATTTGTTCGGCGCCATCCTCCGGTACAAATCGTTGAATCCAACTATCTATCGGATAATTTCGAAATTGACAAAACGGTCAAAAAATACATGATGCTGTACGGAATAGATTGTGTGAGAGGCGGCAGTTACACATCTCCCATTTTGCCCGAGTTTCAGCAAGCCGCACTTCAGAGCGAGCTGAATTATTTGGACCAACCGTTCATGGCACTCGACCAACAACACTCCATGCGTGACGAGGAAAAAATGCGGGCGTTTTTGTACCAGACCATGTTGTCCCAAGAATTGGCCCTCAAGACATCGACCTGGTTTGAGAAAAACCGCGCGCGCCAGGCATTACTGGATAAATACGGCGCTCTCTGCGATAAACGAGACAAATTATACAGAACTCTCCGCGATTTCGTGTATTTCACCGCGATCCATGAAAACGTATCCGCGGGTCAATTTTGTATTGAGGAGAATGGTAAATACGTGATGGATAAATCGATACTGGGTCCCGTCGCCAAAATCAAAGAGTATTTGAACGGGGGATTTATACGGGTGACCGGGGATAGTACTGCGCACAATACCATCAAAAAAAATTACCGCGAGACGATGAATTATGTGGTTCATGCGCTTTATTTGATTAAAAAATACAGACCAGACGAAGATTTATCTGTATTTTTCGTGACGGGAGAGAACATACACCCGATCTATTTTACACACCCCCATTTTTTACTGGACCAAATCGTTTTACACCCGCACTCGTCGCCGAAAGATCTCGAAACCGCATACCATTTATGGGTGGGCTTGGAAGGAATCTGTCAGTGGGTATTTAACACCATTGACACATTGACATTTGATGTGGAACAGTTGCCAGATAATATTGAATGGAAATACGAAGTGGTACGTCATTATGCGGCTATGTTGGAGCAGTCAGTGAAAATGGCAGATAATTGCCAAATACCGGCGGGGATTGCGGTGTAACCGTACAATTATTTCCGGAAGTGTCGTAATTCGGGAAATTCATGTAAGCACCGTAAGAAAAATTCGCCAAGTTCGTTTGATTCGTCAAATTGGTTTTATTGTTCACGGTAAATGTAAGTTTAAAGTCGTAGACAAATCCGTATTGGGTCTTTAAGGTAATACCCGGGAAATCCAGGTTGCCAAGATACTGGCTTCCGCTGAATGGCGCAAGATTAGGGTTGGTTATAAACGAGCAAGAAATGTCCATGAGGTGCGGGTACGTGGAGCCCGGCACGGTGGCGTCGTAGGTCCGCGAATAATAGGGTGGTGTAGTGTCGGGTGAACCGTAAAAATACACGTTCAATGTCGCACTCGAAATGGTAATGTTACCGCTGGCCGTAGAGCCCTTCCCGGTTCCCGAAAGATAGATCCCGATAGGTACGTTTAAATCAAAGGTGTAGATGGACTGGGCCACGTCCTGTATGGTAAGGGTGAAAAACAACGTTTCTGTTTTATTTGTCGCCACGAGCGACCCCGTGGTAAAATGCGGTACCCAAAGAGTGGGGGGTACGGGCTGGGTAAATTCCGCATACACGTCTTGTTTCGAAACATAGTTGTAGAGTGGCACTGCGGGATCATAGTGTAGGTAAGTAAGAGGTCCCGGTACGTCGCAAGAAGAAGACGGGGTCAATACATTGTAATTTTTTTGGCAGATCACGGACGTTTTGGTGTTTGCATTGACCATCTGGGAAAAACGCTGCGATTTGGTCAATTTGGACGTTTGGGTACTGTTTTTATTGTATTGTAAAATTTCGGCTTTGCGGCGCATATCTAGTTGCGCCTGGGTATATTGGGGATAAAACGACTGGGGAGTATATCGGGGGGGAGGGGAGAGCAAGGATAAAAATCGCGTACGTTGTTGTACAACCGCACACACATTGTTTTGGTCGCTGGTGGACATTTCCTATGTATATGTATCTATATATCCTGTAGATACATATCTTTACTGTTAGTTTTTTGATATTATGCGGTAGTATACCACACGCTCGACAAATAGTTTTGTACGTAATTGGGATTTGATTGAAAGGTCATGTTGGGACCAGTAGACACCACATTGTTGATTTCAAAAACATTGAGGGCGTGATTGAAATACCTTAAACTCGATAATTCGCCATCAAATCCGCCATTTTGACATATGTATACATCGTCGTAGTTTTGTAAAGGAACATTGGTAAATGCCATACGTTTGGCGATGACGCCGTTGATATAAACGTCCATAATCTTATTTTGTAAACGAATAATCACGTTGACCCAACTTTTCAAAGGAACATTGTTGACGTCCACCGTTTCCGCAATGGTGGTAATATCACTGGTTGGCGCACCGTTTGCCGTATTCATGACAACATGTAAGGTACAGGTGTTGTCGGTCGACTTCTTGATATAGAGCCCGGGACCGTTGTTGACTTTCATGATGCCATTGCCATCAAAATGGTTGTTACCTCCCTTGGTGAAAATGTGATGATATTTATTATCATCTACACTTTTGATCGACAACCACACCGACCAGGTAAATTCCATACCGGTCGACTCATTGTTGGACCGCTGGATTTGTACCGAGTCCGCTTTGGTAGGGTCCTGGTGAACGACTTTTCGGTCATTACCCGAGATGACACCTTTTAGCACATAGGGACTGGACGTCGGGCGTAACATGTACGAAATGAGGACGCTTCCCGCTTTCATCAGGATTAAAAACCCAATCAAAACCAAAATCAAAAATACAAACTTGGCAATAATACTGTTGGATGTTAAAAATACGTCGGAGGAATATTCAGAGACATTTTTCGAAAAATCTTGTACAGTCGTGTTAACATTGTCGCGGACGTTGCTAAAACCTTCTGCTACCGCTTGGGTTCCTTGATTGATGTTTTTGCCTAGTTCAGCCGCATTGCTCGAAATTTGTTGCGAAATATTGTTTTCACTCATATTATGATATTATACTGTTATATAATTACAATATAATAAATTGCCGGATTGCCCACCAAGGGTTCCTATGGTAAGGGATATCTACTAAAACAATTTAAATTGACTGGACACCGCATTGTCTTTCGTAACTATTACCTGGGCACCGTAACCACCGCTGATTGCGCCGGCCACGCCGCCCGCCCCACTGCCGCTGACATAATAGTTCCAGACCGTGTTGGGATCCACGGGGACGGACCATCGCGTAAATTTGCTTACCACCGCATCGTAACCTTGTCCGTAAAAAATATTGGAAACTTTATCGGGGGCCGTCTGGTTAATTTGGGTAGATTTTACCAATTTGCCGTTCAAGTAAATGTCCGCAATCGTGTTGTTAACATTCACCACAATGTACACCCACGTTTGGAGAGGGAAATTATTGGTGACAAAGATGTGATTCGAGGTCTTTTGTTTAAAATCGCTGCTCAACATGTCGGGGTTGAGGGTAGCGTCGGGATTCGGGGCCGGAGTATAAAATGGAGTCCCGGCCGCGCCAATGGCGCAATTGAGTACCCCCGTGGTTTTATCTAAATATAAAATAATGTCGCTATACCTGCTAAAAATAACTTTATTTTTGGTGGTATCCCAAGTGTTCACATAAACCCACGCCCCGTACGCGTATTTGGTCGAATCCGGATTAGTGAGCGTAGTCACTAAAATAGGCGCCGGGGGGGGCTGCGAATTCAAATTCAACGGCGAATTTGCCAGGGTATTTACTCCCGAAAAATACGAGATGAAAACAAAGTAAACAATGACAAAAATGACGATAATAGATACAATCATGAGAACGATTCCCGTTCCTCCGAGACCTCCAGTGACTTTTCTCGCCATTTGGATGAATATACACTATTGCTCGATATTTTTTTGGTTTGGTACGAAATAGTTAATTACACTGCCAACGACGCGGGGGTCCATGACGGCGCACTCACAGAACTGAGCACAGGCGGATTGTGTACGGACAACATTTTATACATCATGCGTATTTGTGTATCACTCAACGTATGATTGTAATAGACGATATTACAAATGGCCCCGTCCAACCCATTGGTATCTCCGATGTTGATCACATCAGACGAATCAAAGGTCGGGTAAGGATGGTGCGAATCGTATTTAAATATACGTACCATTTCTCCGTTGACATAGACCACCGTGTTGGCACCGTCGTAGTTGAAAACGAAATTGTTCCATTTTTGGCCCGTCAGCTCTAACAATAACGTGTTGTCCTCACCATCCGGATTTAAAGAGGGGTCGGAAAACCCCGAAAACGTTATTTGGTAGATGTCTTTCCGTGTACGGTTACTGGACGAATTCGAATAAGCGAGTCGTGGTTTAACTCCGTAGGTGTCCGAACCGTAGCTGAATATATTTTGGGTAGGAGTGTCTACATTATGTAATTGTTGATTTAAATACACCCACATGGAAATACTGTATTTTGCGTTGGGACTGGTCTTTTCATCTATTTGCGAGGTGGGCAATAATTCGGTCGTCAATGTTTGTGGAGTCATCAAAAACACCGAGTCGGCCAATAACGGCACCGAATTTTTCGTCAAGGTGGCATTTATTGCCGACGGGATTGTAAGGTACCCAATAATCAATAGTATTTCAATTATAAATAAGACAAAAACGGTGTTTGAGGTCATTTTAAATTGTTTCAAAATAAATTCCAAGAAATCACTAAATAGACACGGAATCAAAAATATTAAGTCTATTATAAACCCCGCGAATCCGGGCTGGTTACGTAAACGGTTGGCAAATAATTTGTAGGATAGGGCGAGAGTCACGATGATAATTAAAAATATGAGAAACACGATGACCTTGTTTACAATAGACGTGTACAACCGACTCGCATAGGTGGAACTATTATTGTAATAAAACACCATCAAAAATACCAGACCAATCATTCCGACGATTCCGGCCAATATGATTCCGCGGTGGCGTCTATTGTTCATTAAAATAATGGATAACAGGGTAATAAACAGGATAAAAATGATGAAAAATACATATTTACAGCTATTCTTAAAATCCTCGATTTTTTGTGAGCTCGTCCCGGTTAATAGATCGGGGGTCGTAAATAAGTCCAGGATATTTTTGATACTAAGATCTTGTAAATCTATTAATTTCGCGGTCAATTCGTAGGTGAAAAATCCCAAGGTGATGAGCAGAATGGCAATGACGATTAAAATGATCAAGCAAGGTGTCAGGTCTGGCGATTTGAGTCCATTTACAATCTTACCTTTCATGGTTAACACGACATTTTCGTAAAATTCGCGGGCAAAGGTTTGCGTTACCGTTTCCTCCTTTTCTTTAGAGTTTGTCGACATGTGTAACCGCGTGTGTAATATATGATATTATTTTACTATACAATATCATATATTTTCCGTATCCGGTCAATTCTACAAATTTTCGATCGCCGTCTTTTTTCCGTGACATTCACGACATAAAGCAACTAAATTGTCAATGTGGTTGCTCCCGCCGTTTTCTAAACGAACGGTATGATCGACCTCAAACCACGCGGACAGTTGATTTTTACAATCACCGCAGTGCCAATTTTGTCGAGCCGCGACGAATTTTTTTTTCGTTTCACTTACAGAGCGTTTGGTGGCCCTTTGACCGGTAGTCCGCCCGGAATCAAACAAGCGGTTCTTGTACTGCGGTTGAACATCCATCGTGCCCCCGTGTACGGTTCGCCCTCCGTTCTCGTACATGGAATTTTCCGAAAAATTCAAGAGGGGGGCCATGATACCAGACACATTTTTATCGACGGGCAGATATTTGATGTATTCGTTGGAATTGTTTAAAATTGTGCGAGCCCGCGCTGGGTTATTTCGAAAAAGCCAGCAAAGCGCCAATCCGACAAACGCCACACCAATCATTTTGTAATATTTTTTCCAAGAAAGCGCTATTTTCAAATATTTGCCTTCGGTATACATGTTGGCAATAATGAGACCGGTGATGGACAATATTACCAGTTCAATTCTCATGACTACAATATAGATATTATATTATCTGTAGAAAACATAAATGAGTAACATTAAACACAGGATGACGCCCGCATAGATGTAATGTTTCCGACCGTGTATTTGTTCATGTATTTGTACGAATTTTGGCTTATACTGCGCGTAATAACGGTCGATGCCTTCGTAGAGAGTGATTTCTTCCTTTCCCAGCATAACATTGTATTTGTTGTGAATGAAATGTACCCAACGAATGAACGAATCGCGATTGTCCAGATAAGGGGATATGGGGTATTTGTCCAATAATTGACTAAATTTATCGCCCATTTCAGAGACCGGAATGAAAATAGGCAAGTTTTGAATGAAATCGTAATATTTTCGTTTGGTGACGTTGTTGGGGGTTTCCGGATACGCATGGGCGATGGTGTGAAGAAAAAACCAATAATGGGGCCCCCACACGTCACTGGAAAATGTGGATTCAGACATGATGTTATACAAAACCGATATAAATGAATACAAATATAATATTATAGTAGTAATTTCGCATAGATTATGTATGCCCAACGAAAACCGTTAAAAAATAATTATATTCCGGACCTTTTGTCCAATGCGAGATCCGGTACCCATTCTGCCAAATATTCGAATACAAATACTTGTAACAACTGTGGAAAACCCGGACACCTCTTTCACCAATGTAAAATGCCAATTACTAGTATAGGTATCATCGCGTTTCGTTTATCTGGAAAAAACGCGGTGGAATATTTATTGATCCGTAGAAAGGATACCTTGGGGTATATCGATTTTATGCGTGGCAAGTATTCTGTTTACAACAAGGATTATATCATGAACATGCTGAAACAAATGACTCGCGACGAAAAGAAACGCCTGTGTAGCGAAGGATTCAATAAATTGTGGAAAGAGATTTGGGGTAATTCGAAATATAGCAGTCAGTACAAGTCGGAAGAAGCGGTTTCTCGGGAGAAATACAACATATTAACGCAGGGTATTCGTCGTGAATACGGACATAATGCCGAATGTGTCTCTGACCACGAATATACGTTGGAGAGTTTGGTTAAAGAGAGCGAACAATATGAGACGTGGGAAGAACCCGAGTGGGGGTTTCCCAAAGGCCGTCGAAACAATCAGGAAAATGATTTTGATTGTGCGTTGCGCGAATTTACCGAAGAGACGGGTTACGATTCACAATTACTTACATACATACAAAATGTGTTGCCGTTTGAAGAAATATTTTTGGGGTCCAATTATAAATCTTATAAGCACAAATATTTTTTAATGTATATGGATTATGAAACAACTCTGAACATGGGAAATTATCAAACGTCGGAAGTAAGTAAGATTGAGTGGAAATCGTACGAAGATTGTATGGCCTGTTTTAGACCGTATAATTTAGAAAAAATACGCATACTTACCAACATACATCGCGGAATTACAAGTCGTCATATTACGGAAGTATAATATATCTATAGTTATCATATAGACGTCGGGGGGAAAATCGCAAGAGAAAATATGAGTAAACCCCGAAATGTTACCGAAAAAACGAGAAAAGAGCGTGGGCCCAAATATTATCGATGGGACGGCAGTAAATATGAATTGCGCAAGCCGTCGGAATGTGGCGACGATCCTCAACACCCCGGGGGAAAGATTATACCATTAGGTCTCAAAAATATTCTGGACCAACAAAATCGCTGGGAAGAATATGTCGCTTACTTTGAAAAAAAAAACCTGCCGTACCGCATTTTTGATGATTTACCCAAGAGTCGCAGAAAAACCCGGAAAAATTTACCGACGGCTGCTGCCCCGCAACCACCGGTCCGCATCAAAGTGGTTCCCAAATTGTCCAATACTGCGGATGTCAACACGAATAGCAATAATGTGTCGATACTTTTACCCGGATTGCCGGCGGATTTTTCAAAAAAAGAAGAAGAAAAGGAAGAAGAACCCGCGGAAGAAAAGGAAGACGAAGCAGTGGAAGAAGAAAAGGAAGAATCCGTGGAAGAAGAAGTCGAAGAACCCGTGGAAGAACTCGAAGAAAAGGAAGAACCTGTGGAAGAACCTGTGGAAGAACCTGTGGAAGAACCTGTGGAAGAAAAGGAAGAAGTCGAAGAAAAGGAAGAAGTCGAAGAAAAGGAAGAATCCGCGGAAGCAAAGGAAGATGTGGATCGCGCCCCCGCGCCGTTTCCGGCCTACAATAAATCCGAATTTTTGTATCCTGAATTGGACGACCCCGAATTCAATGTAAAAATAGCCAAACACAAGGAATTTTTCGATACCAAGTACGACGGAAAAATATACGACATCAAAACCCAGGCGAATGTGTTGTGTAACTCGGAATTCGAACTCTTACCGCACCAAATATTTGTAAAAAATTTCATGTCGTTTAACACCCCCTATAACAGTCTGTTGATGTATTTTGGTCTTGGTAGTGGAAAAACCTGTGCGGCGATTGGGGTTGCTGAAGAAACCCGGGTCCACATGAAACAAATTGGTTTACGTAAATCTATTTTAATCGTGGCGTCACCCAACGTCCAAGATAATTTCCGTCTTCAGTTGTTTGACGAAACCAAATTGAAATTAGAGAACGGGGTCTGGTCGATACAGTCATGTGTAGGCGAAGCATTGTTGTCGGAAATCAATCCCACCTACCTGAAATCGTTGACCAAAGAGCGCATCATTAACCAAATTAAATTTATTATTTCGGAACATTACGTGTTTATGGGTTACACCCAGTTTGCCAATTACATTCAAGATTCTACCGAAGTAAAAAGCGTAACGTACTCTCGCGAAGAAAAGCAACGAATTAAAAAACAGAAAATTCGGGCGGTCTTCAATAACCGGTTGGTTATTATCGACGAGGTTCACAATATACGCATCACTCACGAGAACAAGAATAAAAAAACCGCGGAATTGTTGATGGAAGTAGTCAAAGAGTCGGATAATATGCGCCTTTTACTACTTTCTGCGACTCCCATGTATAACTCCCATGAAGAAATCATTTGGTTGGCCAATTTGATGAATTTAAATGATAAGCGGGCTCCGATAAAAATTGGCGATGTTTTCGATAAAGCCGGCGAGTTTCACGTTAAAAGCGACAAGCATCCCGAAGGTGGTCGCGAACTGCTGATTCGTAAATTGACCGGTTATATTTCGTACGTGCGCGGTGAAAATCCGTATTCTTTCCCGTTTCGTATTTATCCGAAAGAGAGTGGTTTTGAGAACACCCGTTATCCGACGCTTCAAATGAACGGCAAACCTTTGGGCAAGGAGAATGCTGTTCGCCATTTACCCATTTTCTTACACCGTTTACCCGAAGATTCCGACCATTACCAGAAAAAGGCTTACGATTTCATCATACAACATATGCGCCAACACAGCCCGGCGATTCAAAGCGACGAAACGGAAACGACGGCGATCCAGCTAGACTCGTTTGGTTACATTGCGCTTCAACAGCCTCTGGAAGCCCTGAACATGGTGTATCCGTTTTCCGAATTTGACAAGGTGGGGCAAAATAATACCAAAGAAGAATACGATTATGTAATTTCCAACATGATTGGTTCTCAAGGATTGGCCAACATCATGTCATTTAAAGAAACCCGTGGCGAACATCCTCTACGTTACAATTACGATTACCGCGAGTCCACCTACGGGCGTATATTCAGTCCCGAGAACATTGGTAAATATAGCGCAAAAATCGCCAAAATATGTGAAATAATTAAAAAAACCCGGGGCATTGTATTAATCTATTCGCAGTGGATTGATGCGGGGTTGGTGCCGATGGCATTGGCTCTGGAAGAAATGGGGTTTACGCGTTACGGGTCGGAATCCTACACTAAATCTCTGCTTAAACAACCGCCGACAGAGTCTCTCGATGCTCTGAGTATGAAGCCCAAATCCGAAGCGTTTTCCGAGACTGGAAAGTTCCGGCCGGCGCGGTACGTTATGATCACCGGTGACCCTGTCTTTTCCCCCAACAACGATGCCGACATTAAATATTTGAATCAGCCCAATAATCGCGAAGGTGAGTTTGTCAAGGTGATTTTGATTTCCAAGGCGGCGGGGGAGGGCGTGGATTTTAAAAACATTCGCCAAGTTCATGTGATGGAACCCTGGTTCAATATGAGTCGGGTGGAACAGATTATCGGGCGCGGAGTGCGTAACCTGAGCCATTGTCAACTCCCCTTTGAACAACGCAACGTGGAAATCTATCTTCATGGTACGTTATCGGGAGAAACCGAACCCGCTGACCTGTATATTTACCGGCTGGCCGAACAAAAATCGATTAAAATTGGTAAAGTGACCCGGGTTCTTAAAGAAACCGCGGTAGACTGTAATCTCAACATTGCGCAGACCAATTTCACCGCCGAAAAACTGAAAGAATTATTGACCACGAATGTAGTTCAAATCGAAACGGCATCGGGCGAAACCATCGATTATACGGTGGGGGACAAACCCTACACAGAAATATGTGATTATATGGATACTTGTAATTATACGTGTTCTCCCGCGGTGGATTTGGAAAAGGTGAAATCTCAGTTGACGCAAACCACCTACAGCGAGGAATTTCTTCAGGGTAACCGCGCGAAGATTGTGAAACGCATACGCGATTTGTTCCGGGACATCCCGGGTCAAAAGGCGGGGCGCCATTTTTTCAAAGAAGAAGAGCTAATTCGCTCCATCAACATTGTCAAAGAATACCCCATTGAGCAAATTTATGCGGCTTTGACATTTTTAATTGACAGCAAAAATGAATATTTGATCGACCGATATGGGCGTATTGGCCGGTTAATTAATCACGGCGATTATTATGCGTTTCAACCCATTGAAATTACCGACGAGAAAGCCTCCATTTATGACCGCAGCCGGCCGGTCGATACAAAATCGCCGGGTATTGTGGTGGAAATACCGGAAAAAAAGGAGGACTCGCGCGCGCAGCCCCGGGGGCAGCCGAGCCCTTCTTCCGAAAAACCCGTCGAGGAGGTTGTGTCACAAACCACTTATGCGGGGGTCATGAAAGAAATTGAAGAAAAATATGCCTTGGCATTTTTAAAAGACCGCAAAATAACGGCCGGAGAGAAAGATTGGTACAAAAACATGAGTGTTGTTATCGCACATTTGATTGAACAGCATGGCATGTCCTTGGAGAACATACAAAAACATGTAATATACCATATTTTGGACGAATTCCCTCTTTCTAAAAAAATGGCGGTTCTCAACCACATATATTCTGCGAATTGGCGCCCCATTGAGAACATTGATACTTTTACCAAGGATTATTTTGACGATCGCGTGTTGACCACTGACCGCGGATTGGTGGGAATTACCTTTTCCGAGGGATCCGGTTCTCCGAAAATTTATGTACAAACATCTGCCGAAACCTGGAAGGAGGCCGAATTCACCGAGACGAATACTATTTTACGGTCGGACGATTATCGCGATAAAAACATTTTTAACAAGGATAAACTGAATCAAAACCTGGGGTTCATGTCGTGGGTGGAAGCGCAACACGAATACGTGTTTAAAATTCGCGATTTGAATGATAGTGTCAATAAACGCGGTGCTCGGGTGAGTCAGGCCCTTTCCAAGGACCTCATTACAAAAATTAACGCAATATTAGGAGAACAAATGTACACGGTGGAAAATGTAAAGACGTTTTTCGGGGAGGGTAAAAACCGGTTGGCGGTGATTTTGGAATGTCTTATTCGCGATTTTCAGCGCGAAAAGAGGGGCGACAAAATCTGGCTGTTGAACAACGAACAGGTTATTCTGAATGGTATCTTGAAATTTTCGCGAAAAAATTGAATATCAAATATAATAATATAATGGTATAGTATTATATGAGTCATACGACAACCATGTTGGGGTCACCATCATTTGAGGGCGGCGCAATTCCACATAAACGTTCTCAGGTGAATCACGACAAAATATATGGGGTGTATACGGATTGTCTGCTGACCAAAAAAATAGTACTGAAAATCACGGAGATTGGAAAAAATGTCAAAGAAAACCTTCAGAAAAAACTGGCGATGACGGTGGAGGGAAAGTGTATCGAAGAAGGTTTTATTCGTCCAGGGTCGGTGCGGGTCATGAGTTATTCCAACGGGGTCATTAACACCGAATACATTGAATTTCAAACCGTATTCACCTGTAAAATCTGCCATCCTGTGGAAGGCATGTTGATTGAATGCCAGAGTAAAACCATTACCAAAGCGGGTATTCATGCCGAAGTAACGGACAATGAGACCGTGCCGGTAACGGTGTTTGTAGCCCGCGATCATCACAACATGGACCGCTATTTTCAAACTATCAAAGAAAACATGACCATTCATGTGAAGGTCATCGGTATTCGTTACGAATTGAACGATCCTTATATTTGTGTAATTGGTAACTTGGTATCTCGACCTTCGGAAACGAAATCGAAAAAGGGGGGCGGGAATGCGAGCTCATCATCTTCGGATAATGATGAAGATGGGGATGGGGATGGGGATGGGGATGGGGACAGTGATTGATATACGCCCTGCAAGAATTCCATCGGTATAATTTATTGTAATATGATAAAAACATATAGAAAAGTTTGGCGAACTACATTCACATACCATTCATGAACAATCTAACCGAAAAAAACGCATTTTATCTGGATTTAGAAAATATGAAACGGAAAATAGAAATCATGCCCAAAAACCACCAAATTGAAATTTTGAAAATTCTGAAAAACCATCCCGATGTCAAGATCAATGAAAACAAGAGCGGAGTGTTTGTCAATCTCACTTTTTTACCAGAAAACGCATTAAATGCCGTCCGTGATTATTTGAACTACGTACACGATCAAGAGAATTCCTTGTCTGAATTTGAATCTCAAAAGAAGGAATTCAAAGACACCTTTTTTGACCAAGTGGACCTCGATACATGAAAATTATAGGTTCTCATTTCCGTACAACCGCGACAAAAAAAATCCGACATGTATACTATATATGTCGGATTTTACCATTATTTCCGCAATGTGTCCCGAAACCCGGGCCATTGGTTACAAAAATGCGATTCCGTGGAAATGCGAGGAAGATATGGAGTTTTTTCGCACCACCACCCGTCACGTACCGTCAGACCAATACATCAATGCGGTAATCATGGGAAGAAACACCTTTGAAAGTTTGAATGCCCACCCACTGAAAGGGCGGTTGAATGTAGTATGTTCTCGGGTCGCAACGTCCGTAGTCGTTGACGACCCCTTTTTACTGGCCAAGTCGTTGGACGATGCCTTGAAAAAAATTGCGGGATACCACAAAAAAATACACAAAATATTTGTGATAGGAGGTGAACAATTGTACCGTGAAGCTATCCGACACCCCAGTTGCTGCGAAATATTGCTGAATTATATTCATGTTACTCATTGCGAGTATGATACCGTTTTCCCCCCGGTGGATGATGATATCTATATCGTGGAGAGTAGTGTAAAAATAGACAATGTCACATTCAATCGATATATTAGACGAACCCACAACGAAGCATGATGGAGTGATAGTAGTCTTCTTTTTTGTATTTTTTTCCCTTTTCACGCTCAATCTCCAATACATCAAATATATGTTCTAGGTCCGAGATTTTATACGTCGATACGGCCTTCAGCGGCATGTCGTGGTTCTCGTACTTGAACCGGGTGTTTGCGAAGTTGTTCATTACCTCAATCTCGGGTGACAGTATAATACTAAAATCGTATTTTCCGCGTCGGCATAACAGATGGTCCTGTGTATCGCCACTCGCATCCCCCCCTATGGAAATATAATAGGGTTCGGATTCGCCCCGGTCATTCAAATGGGTAATGATAAACCCCCGATTATGATAAAGTGCCACCATGGTCAACATGTCCATGGTCATTTTCTTATTGGTCATAAAATCCGACATGATTTCTTGAAAAAGTGCTTTGGTGATCTTTTTTGACGATTGTTTCGCGACGGCGGGGTTTTTTTTCATCCATTCCACCATTTTTTGTTTTTCTTCGATTTCGGTGTTGCCGTAACGGTGGCCAATTTCGTGATACGTGTCGTAGCCGTAGAGGGCGATATATACACACCAAAACAGGTTGTCGGGTTTTCGGGGGAAAATACCAGGCATAGTACCGCGCGCATTCTGGTCAATGCGCAAAGGCGCGGGCGGTGGGGGGATGGGTGCAACTTCCGGCTTGGTTTCTACGGGTGGTTGTATTGGGAGAACAGGAGCGGATTTGGTGTACATGTAGGGCTCCAGCAAATGAAGATCGGATACCTGTTGAAATAAGGCATTGTTACCAAAGACTTCGAGATGAAAAACCATTGCTATTCTTCTACAATCATTTATATGATGAACCTTTATATCAATTTTTACGGGGAACCCGCAGGGTTCCCCCGTACGCCCCCTCCCTTGGAAATGCCCACCTTCGGTGGGCATAACGACACGTAAATATCAAGTATTTTGTAGTTTGGTTCTCCCTCATTTGAAACTGGAAAGGCGACCGGAAACGCATCCTCGCGGATTGTTACCGAAGAACAACAATCCTCGGCACCTTTTATTTTGTAAAAGGGGAGAACCAACCAAAGTAACAAAAAAAAACACATAATTTCCAAGTATTTTGTAGATTGGTTCTCCCTCATTTGAAACTGGAAAGGCGACCGGAAACGCATCCTCGCGGACTGTTACCGAGGAACAACAATCCTCGGCACCTTTTATTTTGTAAAAGGGGAGAACCAAACTACAAAATACTTGATATTTCCAAGGGAGGGGCGTACGGGTCAGAGCCCCGAAGGGGCTCAACCTTGAACGGCGAAGCCGTTCAGAGGGAACCGTAGGTTCCCGTAACCGTAAAAAAATTGATATATACAAACAAGTCACATATAATAACATAAATAATATCGTGATATATAATATATTTACTCCCCCCCCTTCAAAAATGAACAAGGAACCCACGAACAACGGTTCGGATAAAGGGCAGGGAAAACACAAAGCCGATCCAAAAGAAGCGCTGGATAAATTGCTGGCTGCGTATTTAGCAAGTAATCCCATTCAACGACATGACCGCAAAATCAATGAGCTCGAAATCCGGTTTCATTCCAATACCCGTAAATTTCGCCCATTATCGAAAATCGATTACGATAATGTAGTCAAGTTTCTCTACGCATATGGGTTTAAAACCGATTTACCCGAGGGGTTTCACAGTCTCCGCATTTTTCATGAATATATGGACAGCCGAGGAAAAATGAACATGTCGAATGTCCGTGCGGAAATTGTAGGGTTAGACATGATACAAGAATATTGTCGCACCAATAGCATCCAAAAATTACTGGACATGCCTTCGACAACTTACGACAAAATCAAATTCACCCAAAAGACCACCCCCGAATATGCGGGTGAACGGGTCCAGTCGGTCGTATTTGAAGATTTCAATTTGAAAATTGCCTACCAACTGGAACAAATCTCGACCGCGCGGTCGGACTTTATTCGCGGTATTTTGGAAAAATGGACGGAAAAACTGAAAAGCTTCCGGTACCTGAACCGCGTGCGCCTGTACCATCCCCACCTCCCCATTTTTGCGGATATTAGCATCGTACGCACGTCGAACACTTCCCGGGGCGAGTTTTTAAAAACCTACGATATTCAAGATTCGGGGGTATTTGCGGGGGTCGAAAAATACGAAATCGAAATGGAAATAGACAATGAACGTGTGGGTGCGGGTACCGAATATAATACGGTGAAAGCCCTCACAGACCTGATACGCAAATCGATTCGCATTATTTTGTCGGGACTCCAGGGAACCCATTATCCCATTTCATACGCAGAAAAGGACGACGTGCTTTTTAGTTATATGCGCATCATCAAGGGAGACGATTACCAACTGGGTCGCATACAAAACCGTGATTTTATCGGCCCCTCGTCAATGACCTTACAAATGGAGAATGTGATGGACCCGGCCACCCAACAAAACAACCTCCCCAACATCCGCGTCAATTATACGGTGACAGATAAGGCCGACGGAGAACGCCGGTTATTGATGGTCGACAAAGATGGCAAAATATACATGATCGATAACAATATGAATGTGATATTCACCGGTTCGAAGACGCTAGATAAAACCCTGTTTGAAAGCATATTGGACGGAGAATTCATCAAATATAATAAACTTAAACAAATTATTAACCTATATGCCGCTTTTGACGTGTATTTTATTCACAAGAAAAGTACCCGCGAATTTGCCTTTGCGCCGTCGAGTGACGCCCCCCCAGAAATTGAGACGGAGGAGACGAAAAGTAAAAAATCGGACGAACCCGTTCGCTACCGTTTACAACTCTTACAACAGTTTATTGGGCGGCTCAAACCGACGTCGGTAATGAATTCGGATTCCGCGGCAAATACGACCAGTTGCGGGTTCAGCGTCAAATGTAAAAACTTTTGTATTACCGGACCCGGGGTGACTATTTTCCAAGCCTGCTCGCGCATCATGTCTGATATTGATGACGGTATTTATCCGTATAATACAGATGGTCTTATTTTCACCCCCTCGGACGCGGGAGTGGGGGCGGATCGTGCGGGACAGGCCGGACCATTACAAAAAATATCGTGGGAACGCTCGTTCAAATGGAAGCCGCCGGAATTTAATACAATCGATTTCTTGGTTTCCATCAAGAAGGATAAAACGGGCAAAGACGTCGTCCACAATATTTTTCAAGACGGGAAAAACGCCGAGGGACTCCAAAATTTCGTCCAATACAAAACTCTGGAATTACGATGTGGATTCAACGAGAAACGCGACGGCTATCTTCAGCCGTTTCAAGACATTCTCGATAATAAATTGCGGACCCCCGATACGGCCGATAATGAGTCTGCCTACAAACCTGTGAAATTTCAACCGACCAATCCTTCCGACGAGAATGCGTGCTATGCCAACATCATGTTGCGCGAAGACAAACACCACAATCTGTCACTCTACACGGTGGACGGCGAATTCTTCGAAGACCACATGATTGTCGAGTTCAGTTACGACATGTCCAAACCCGAAGGTTGGAAATGGGTACCTATTCGAGTACGGTACGACAAGACTGCCGAGTTGCGCAACGGTCTGAATAATTTCGGTAATGCTTACCACGTGGCGAATTCCAACTGGCAGTCGATTCATCGCCCCGTGACTAAAGAAATCATCACCGAGGGCAAAGGCATACCCGAATTTTTGGAAATCTGTGGGGAAGAAGAGGCGGGTGGTGATGTCAATATAACTTCAAAAGTAGGTGTCGTATCGGCGGAAGAAGCGGGTGAGGGTATTTATTATAACCGGAGCGACGGTTCCGAGAAACGTACTCGCTCTTTGCGCGATTTTCACAATTTATTTGTAAAACGCAAATTGATTATGGGAGTGTCGAACCGTAAAGATACTCTCATCGATTATGCGGTGGGCAAAGCCGGAGACATATCGAAATGGATTCAAGCAGATCTCGGATTTGTGTTTGGTATTGACATTTCGCGTGACAATATTCATAATCGTCTGGACGGCGCGTGCGCGCGGTACCTGACCTATCGCAAACGTTATGCTCACATGCCCCATGCTCTATTTGTCAACGGCACCAGTGCGAAATTGATCCGCAGCGGTGACGCACTTTCCACCCCCAAAGACAAGGAAATCACCATGGCCGTGTTTGGTAATGGCCCGAAAGATGCGCAACAACTGGGGCAAGGCGTCTACAATCAATACGGGAAAGCCAGCGACGGGTTCAATGTGAGTTCGTGCCAGTTTGCTCTTCACTATTTTTGGGAAAATAAGAGAACCCTTCACACGTTTTTACGGAATATCTCGGAATGTACGCGGCTGAATGGCTATTTTATCGGAACATGTTACGATGGCGAGACAGTATTTAAGTTGCTGAGTAACAAAAACGAGGGCGAATCGGTGGCAATTTTTGACGGCCCGCGCAAAATTTTCGAACTGACCAAACAATATTCCCATACGGGGTTTGCTCCGGACGATACCAGCATCGGTTACCCGATACATGTGTACCAAGAAACGATTAACAAAACATTTCGCGAATATTTGGTGAATTTCAATTACCTTGTGTCGGCGCTTTCGGATTACGGGTTTGTTTTAGTGGAAAATACGGCGGCACAGAAGATGGGATTGCCCTCCGCGACAGGGTTGTTCAGCGATATGTTTAGTGCTATGATGTCTGAAATCGAGCGTAAACCGTCGGCCAATAATGATTACGGTACGGCATCTCAGCTCACCACGGACGAAAAACGAATCTCCTTCTTGAACCGATATTTCGTGTTTAGAAAAGCAACGGGGGTCAATACTGAAAAGATTTACAAACAAATGATGCGACAGGACATTGAGTTGCCCACCCTGTCGGCGATTGAACAGGAGCTTTTTGACGAAACTCCCGCAAAACCGGAAACCAAAATTAAAGTGGGCAAATCGCGCGGGAAACGGGTCACTATTCTGGCTTCTGGGAGTGAAACCGTGACGGAAGCCCCGCCCCCGGCGCCCCCGCAAAAAATACGGTTCAAAATTGGTCGCCCGGAGACGAAACAAGTCGTCGACGAAAAATAAAGTTACATAATACATATATACCCACCATGACCGATACATGTCCCTTGGCAAAATATAAACATTTGTTCGGAGAACCGGGCAGCCGAAAAGGAATGCGCAAATACCGCATCTTTAATGTTTCTATATTTGATGTAGTGGTAGTCTTAGTATTCGCCTACATTTTTTCATTGGTGAACGGTTATTCGTTTGCGCTCAACGCATTGGTACTCTTCATTCTAGGTATCATTGTTCACCGGTTATTTTGTGTGAGAACTACGGTGGATAAAATTTTATTTCCATAAATAACATAAACTCATCCTTGTAAGGTAACATATGATCTATTTTACCTTACCTAATACAAATAATTCGATTTACAAATACATTGATTGTATCTTTTCCGATGAGAATGAACATGACGATAAATGCCCCCGGTTGTTCGATATTTCCAATTCCTTGTCGTTTTATTTATACGAAATGAAGAACAAGATCAAGAAATACGAACGGGAATGGGACGTTTATAAGAGATACACGAATCCGTACGAATTCATTAACACGGTTGTTCCGGGTAAGACCAAATGTGTAGCTAAATATAAACCCCTGTCACGATCCTATTTTAAAATGGTCGAAATGTTGTATTTCTTCTTTTTGGAAGAATTTGTGGGAGGGAGAAACGCCGTCGAACCCGTCAGTCCGCCCCCCGGATTGGTGAAAAAGCCGCGCAAACCTATACGTAGTTTTCATTTGGCCGAAGGTCCGGGGGGGTTCATCGAGGCTCTGGCGAATGTGCGAAACAATCCCGATGACATGTATGTAGGAATGACGATTTTGGAGTCCAAGACGGACATATCGTCTTCCAATAAAAATTCGGGAAAACATAACAAATCTGTACCGGGGTGGAAAAAAAGCGAATATTTTTTAAAATCCCATACAAATATTTATATCGAGGCCGGGGCGGACAATACGGGGAACATTTTATCCATGGACAATTTTTTACACTGTCGAACTAAATACGGATCGTCGATGGACTTGATTACGGGCGACGGCGGCTTTGATTTTTCGGCGGATTTTAATAACCAAGAAATGAATATCACCCAATTGTTATTTGCGCAAATGTGCTATGCGTTATGCTTACAAAAACACACGGGGAGTTTTATATTGAAAATATTCGACTGTTTTATGGAACAGTCTATCGATATACTTTATATACTGTCGGCGTTTTACGAAACGGTGTATATAACCAAACCTAAAACGAGTCGTTATGCTAATTCTGAAAAATACCTGGTATGTAAGAATTTTTTGTTGTTTGATGATTCGTCCGTATTTCCTTGCTTGAAAATGGCGTTTCAAAAAATGGTGGGGAGCGAACCGGAAAGAGCCATCTACCGATTTTTGAAAATACCGGTACCGTCATATTATATTTACAAATTGGAAGAATATAACACTATTTATGGCCAACAACAGATTGAAAATATTTACCAAACCATTGTGTTAATTGATCAAAATCGCCCCGAAACGGAATCCGATGGACGCTGGGAATTGGACCATCGCCGACATACCGATGATGAGTTTTCCCCGTCGACCAAAATTAACAACCTGGTCCGTATTAATTTGCGTAAATGCGTTCAATGGTGCTTGAATCATAATATTCCCTACAATATTATGGACGAAGGTTACTGATTCATTATCCGTTGCGTAAATTGCGCATCGAACGTATAATGTTACAGCGCTTCATTTGAGTGTTATATTTGGTGATAGTGGGCACCCGGATATTTGGGAACCCCACACGGTCTTTCAACGTGTAGCCATAATCGCGAACTCCGTAAGCCAATGCGTCGGCGGTCTGTTTGCCATACGCGGTACGCAGTGTATTTGCGGCCGTAGTAATTGTGTCGTAACGTTTGCGCGCAATACGGCTGCTCGCACTTACTGCTCCCTGTTGCCCAAACCCGGAATTATTGGGCTTGTAATAAATTGGCACATATTTCAGAGAAGAATTGGAGCAGAAGCCAATAGTGTTCGCACGATAAACGTTGGCCGCCGCGGCCTTAGTACCCGGTTTGGCCAACGCATTACCTTGCGCAATATGAAAATATTGATTTTGCGCAAAAGTCTTGCTACGGCTGGTGAGATACTGTTTCCGGTCGGTGTAATAGGTGGGCGCATTGTTGACCGCATTAAATTTGCGTGTGACCTGCCCACAGCTCCTTACTCGTCGGAGCGCATTGTTTTGGATCGATAAAAACGCTTTACACGTGGTGGTGGACGAGTTGCGCGTCAAAGGTTCTTCGCACGAATTCGCAACGTAGTTGGACATTGCGTTAATAACAATGCCCTTGGAAGACGTATAATTCGTAACAATGGTTTGTCCGGGGCTGTCGAATTGGTAGAGCAGAGAGGTCCGCGGATTACATTTGGTGGCCGTGCTGGCAATTTCGCGGCGATAACCTTTAATAGGCAGAGCTTTGCGCAGCAATTTGGGGGGAATAATACTGGTTTTTGGATAAGCCGGACCATTGTACTGTATTCCAGAACATATTTGGCGAATTGTTTTGAGGCCTCCTTTCCATTTCAATGTTGTACTCAACAATTTTTTTCTAAATACGTCTGGCGCCGCCATAATATATTATGTATAGTATAATATAGTATTACAATAAAACAAATAAACAATAACATAGGTATAATGTAGTGTTCGGACCATGTTGAATAAACCGATTGATTCTTTGGAAAAACCTTCCGATAATCCTATAAACAAACCCCTGCCCATTTCTATTGCTAATGTAATTTACGATATCCCACAATTTCAGATCCAAAACGTTTTTTTGTTGGAAAACAAAAAAAATATGATTATGGATGGTAATTTCACTAAAATAATTTATTCGGACGATGCTTTCATATTGTACGGAATATTTTTGAACGTGCCGTTGCTAATTGACGGGTTTTCAACGAACGGTATTTCGGGTAACAAGTATTTTTTTAAATTTCAGCCCAACCACATTGCCAATGAACATATTGTCAACAATCTTATCAATATTGAATATCGGATCTTGGAATTTTATAAAAGTATATTCCGGGTGAATAAGAAAATAACCACTGTACTGCGGAACCAGCTTTACAATGGATACATTAAAATTTATACCTCGTCGCATTTTTTACATCGTCCTGCGTCGTCAAATTCTTCGGAAGAAGCCTCTTCGCAACCGATGGGCGGAAAGCCTGTGTCACTTCGATCGTCTGTTATGGATAATGTTTATCCTATCAAAAAAACGTTTCTTATTAAAATATCCGGGGTATGGGAAGACGCCGAAAGCATTGGACTGACTTATAAGTTTGAGTTTTTGTCGGGCAAAAATTTGAATATATTATAACGTCATTTTCATCATGGGGTTGCGACGGCCGTATGGGGTGGGGGCTTGGGGAGGCTTGAAAGGCATTGGGCCGTCGCGCATATCGTATGTCTCGCGTAAAGATGCGGTCTCTTCGCGGGGCGTATTGAAATACGTGATATTGACAAACCCCGTGGACTCGTCAATATTTTGTTGAATATTGCTGATAGAATTGATGCCCTCGGTGGTGTTGGATAAGAACAGATCGAACTCGGAGCGGTTGATGTTACGCGTGATGCCCTCGGAAAAGTGGAGCATGTTAGCATCTAAAATGGGGTAAAATTGGCTGCGGTCGATGGTTAATCCTGCGGCAAGCACACGGCGTTGGAGAGTATTGTCTTCGTACCCCCACGCCCAGAAATTGGGGAATCCATTGACCTTCTCGAAATCGCCCGCGGTGATGGAGAGAAGACCGCCTAAAGCAAATCTGAACCCGTAGTAGTGTTTAACTATACCGGTTGTCGTATAATAATTCAGGAAATTTTTGGTATAGGGCATGATATCAATGTCGTTGAATACGAGAGAGATGTTTTGGTACGTCTCGGGATACATGTTCTTCACCGTGATGAAACCGATATTCTTCATGGCACCACGATTGAACTCGCGATCATCCTGCTGGTGAATATAGAGTATTTTGTAGGAATCGGGGTCAATGTCTTGGAGAACATTTTTCATATGGTTGGCGTAGAACTCGTACTGTTTCTGGCGGTTACGGTACGGGACGACGAAAATCAGCGATGGTGTGGTTGACGTGGGATTGTCGACGCTGAAACTGATGTTCTCCTGGGGATAAATGTCGTCTATTTGTTGCGAAATGTGGGCAACCGCCTCCTCGACAGGTACGGGCGCAGGCGCTTCCTCCGCGGGTACTTCCTCCTCGACCGGTACGGGTACTTCCTCCTCGACAGGCACAGGCGTCTCCACCACAACAGGTGCTTCCTCCGCGACCGGTACGGGCGCTTCCTCAACAGGTGCTTCCTCAACAGGTACTTCCTCAACAGGTACTTCCTCAATAGGTGCTTCCTCAACAGGTACTTCCTCAACAGGTACTTCCTCAACAGGTACTTCCTCAACAGGTACTTCCTCAACAGGTACTTCCTCAACAGGTACTTCCTCAACAGGTACTTCCTCAACA